CTGACCAGATAATAGCCCAAGACTTCCCCACCCTGTTTTTTGTTCAACTATATCTTCAGATTCGTCACCAGTAGCAGCCGGGAATTCAAAATTGAGAAGAAGTCCTGCTTTAACAGCATCGTAGACGTGCTTGTAAACATTAAAACTGTGTACACCAGCGTTAGGTCGAGGACAGTATCCACGAACCGGTGTGCTGGCGTCTCCCATAACCACGCCTTTTCCGTAGTTAATGCGAGGAATGCCGTTCTCATATTTAATTAGTCTACTTTTTATTACGTCATCAACCGTTTTCGAGTCGAGATAATCTTTCGGATCTCCAAAATACGCTCGAATTCTATACCAATAGTTTTTCCCAGCAACAAGAGCGTCGTCGTCGTCAACATAACGATAGGTTCCAGAAAGTTGACCACGAATAAGACTCAACTCAGTTGACATTTTGAATTTATCAGAGAAATGTTTATATGCATTTCCATTAAATTCTTTTAACTCTGCTTTTTGAACTGGCTGAGGGAAATTGAACTTTTCTATAGTTGATTTTACAGAAGATCCATACATCAGACCCTTTATCGGAATTAGAACTTCTTCTCCTGTAGCAAAATCAGATCTTTCGATTATGAAATTTGGAAATGTGAACGAATTTACGAAATTCGTTAGTGAGTTAACGAATGTCGGCCCGACTGCTGAAGATGGCTTTGAAGGCATCTTCCATTCGAGAGATATTTTCTTATCAAGGTCTTGTGTGAACGTGTCTTCAAAAGATTGAACAATTTGAGCTAGTCCATCAGACCCTTTAAATATTGGTGAAGTTTTGACACTAACAGGAGCGGGTAAACCGGTTAGTGATTTCGGATGACGAAGAAGAGAAAGAAGAGCCATGAGTTGAGCCATCAAGTCTCCCGGAGACTCAACGCCGATATAAAAAACAAGCATTCCGGCGAAAGAACCGGAAGGATACTGTGGACGGAAAATATCGGTGTTGTCAAAGAATTTTGAAACAACCTTCGTTTCGAATTCCGTATAACCACCGGATACTGACTGGATCGTTGCTTCAAAATCTCCGGCTGAAAAGTCCGGATGAACAAGGAGAACAGCTATTCCTGATGATTCGATCTGATTAATGATCGTTCGAATCGCAGCTAAAAGGATTGCGATAAGGGCTTTTATCGGACTCAAGAAATCTATTAAGAATGTCTTGAGTAACGCAATCAAAGCTTCGAGAATAGCCTCTACGGTTTGAAGTATTGATAAAGCCCCCTGCAGAGGTGGCTTAAGTGGCTCAAATGGTGCAAATTTGAACTGAACGCTAGACCAAGTGCTCATAATTACCCCGCATTGCGTTCAAAAGAATGCAAAAACAAAAATTCGATAATGTGTTAAACGGGTATATGTTATTTCTTTCTTTGAATAGAATCTCTAGCGCCTACCATTTGTGCTAGTTTTGCTTTCTCGTGGTTTATTTGTTTTTGTATTGCGAGTTTAAGAACTTCTAAATGAGGAACAAACTTCCTAAAGTTTACTTGTTGGTCGTGTTGCCAAGACCCATCGGTTGACTGCTTCTTTTCTTCTTCCGTCATAGAGCTAGACTTTCAGCAATTAGAAGTTTCCTCTGATTTGAAATAAGTTTTCCAGTGTTCTCTTCTCTCTGAGATTTTGACTGATTCCTTTTAGAAATTGTTCCATCCTTCTTGTCTGTTCTTTGTTGAATCCATAAGTATCTAACATCATAAAGTTCATCTTCTACAGATAAGAGATCAGATATTTGACTTATAAAATCCGCGACATAAGTTAGTCGTGCTCCAACAGTACTAATTCTACTAGAAACCCCACCGAGTGTAGGTGAAGAATACCACGCAAGTGTGGAATTGTAGAAAGCGATGGTCTTTGACAAAAATTCAACACATGCTTGTGGTTCTCTTTCAGAAACAAACGACCAAGGTTGTATGACGATGTACGGGGTGGAAGAACCAATTGATGGAAATGCCGCATAAGGAAATTCAGTTGAAATTGTAATAGTATTAATTGTAGAAGAAACGATCTTATATAACCCACGGTTTGAACCGCTCGATACATACAAAACGCTAGAAGAACTAAAAGGCGGAAATATTGAAGTAAAATTACCTGACGGATCACTAAGGACGGTCGGGGAAGATGCTACGCCAGTACCGGAAGCACGTTGTTGACCAAGGCTTAAAATTATCTGATCTACGCTAATAAGTTCAGAGTTAACGTTGCCGATAAGAGCAGGTGGAACTGCAAAGGATTCCACGAAATTGTTAAGAACTCCGAGTTCTAAAGAATACAAATTGACGAAAGAATCGTTTTGTGATTGATGCACCACAAAATCACTGCCGATCGTGTCAATTTGCAAAACAAGTGGTGGATGCACGACAACAGCCGTCGTAGGAGTCGGAGTCGGAGTCAATGCTATCTGAACTTTTTTCCCAATATTTGGACCATTAACAAACTCTATGTAGGATCCGGCAATGAGTTGAAAAGTCGTATTAGTGACCGTAAACAAGTCAACAGCGACTCTGGCGTTACCAACCCCACTCAAAAGCAACAACTCATCTGATAACAAGCTAGTCTCAGAGGGTCTAAACAGCGGAGGAACCGACGGACGTCCGGAATCTGTTAGAACACTTCCATCTAGAACAGGAATACGTCTTGGAGCGATATCGGTGTTAGAAAACGTGACATCAGATTGAATGATCTCATTTCCCATAACCGGAGTTTGTATAGAGCTAAACGGAGGAGGTAGAGAAAAATTCTTAATGTTTCCATTTTTAAAATTGACATTCAAATCTCTTCCAACCGAATAATAACTTTTCTTGAGTTCTTGAACGATACTACCAGCACGAAGAGATGTTGGTGTGTCAATTTCAACATAAATAGTAATAACAGATAATAATGAAATTGATGTGACAGATAAAATTGTAGCAGAAATTTCCAATGAACCATTCGGAGTATAAACATCAACAGGACCCGGTACGAATTCCGGTATCAGATTATCAGGATCACCATTTTGTGGGATTATGAGAGTCGTCCCACCGTTAGTCGTGGTAAACAATGAAAAAGACGGAGCTGAAGACATGGCTCCAACTCCTGTCAGATGCGGAACCATAAGACTCCCCATTTGTTTTTTAAAATTACCAACACCTATGTTGTCATTAAGCGCGGCAACAACCAGTGTTCCTATAGGAAAGATTCTTGATAACTCATTTGGCTCGTACATGTAAGAATAGACAGGAACCTCTTTAAAATCAAAAAATCCAGTTAAAACAAGGTCTACGTAAATTAGAGCACTGTCATCTATGTCGTTCGTAATTTCACCATAAGAGGAAGCTACAGGATTGGAAAGATTACCGTCAAATCTAAACTTACCAGATATTCCACCGACTACGCGTCCATCTAGGTCAGACAAAATATCTTCCCAAGAGTTAATGAGGTCGTTGTAAAACTTGAGTAGTCTTGATATAACAACGTCAACATTTGACATATGTTGTTCATTGAAGTACAGACTTGGGTTACCCATATCCTTTAACTTCAGTGAGCTTTTGCTTTCAATATTTGGACCAGAAGAAGCCCCGGTCGTTAGAGATCCTTTCAGTTCATCAACTACTTCAGGAATGAATGTTACTATAGATTCGCGACGAAAGAAAAATGTGTCCGGAGAATATAAGTTATAATTTAAAACAAGCTTTTGACCCTGAATCCCATTTGTTTGGGTAGGGGCAATCTGAGAAGAGTAGTTAAAAGTAAATGTAGTTCCAGCCGGTTTAACGACACTGTAAACATACATGGCTTCAAGTATGTCTCCATATCCAACTTCAGACAATAAAGTAACCAAACCTCCTTCAGAAACGTTAAAGTCAACACCTTTCTGAAGAACGGCAGGCGTTGGCCCGTCTTTTACGAGTGTGAATGGATAAGACTTAATGCTTGCTGGTTTATTTGTTTGAAATTTTCCGCCAGGCTCAAGAACTGGACGAATTGTATACCTAAGTCCTGCAAGTATGTAATTTCTTGTGGAAGGACTTGCAATAACAACATCCGTGTTTCCAGTTTTCTGATTAAATGAAACAGATATTGATTTGTAAGGATCTCCATCAATAAAAAATATCATTCCTTGTATATATGACTTTTTTCCAGACACAGAAATGATGTTACCGCCTTTTGTGACGGTATCAACCATTGAAGTTTCAGTAACAAGATAATTTTCAAAATCAGATATTGGTCCAGTAACAAGCATTTTAGCGTTAGTTACAGTAACATCAGGAGCAGGGGAAAACACGACTGTGGTTGAATCAGTTACAATGTTATATAAAACTGATTGAATTGAAAAAACTTGTACATCAGACGCGAGAACAGCACCACCTTGGACAAGAATAGAGGTTTGGTTACCATTGAATATAGATGGAGGTGCTATTCCAATGTCATTTGAATCAAGAGCATCATATGGAGAAGCAATGGCATCTCTCCCAAGAATTACAGGATAGTCAACGTCTATTGGTGCGTACGGAAGTGTGAAATTAGACTCTCCTCCAGTTGCTTCAGCTACGTAATAATCAATGATAACAAGAGGGGCAGTACCGTCAATTCCAAGAGGGGCATTCATCACCAGCGTGTCAGGAAATAGGAATGAATAACTCGATGGATCTGCAGTTACATTTTCAACGTACACAGTTATCGGTGTGGCGGGAGAAACGATTACCGTATTATGAGAAGGGTTGAATTTCACACTAGAAGAGTTTACGGTAACAATTCCTTGTTCTTGACGAACCTTAAACGTAGCGAAATCAGTCTTTGGTGTTGGAACAACAGTGACACCATTGTCCGTTGACTGTTGCCACACATAATCAACCTTATATTTATCTCCAGGCTTGGCAGAAGAAACTAAGTTAATCTGTCCGATTGATTGAATCGTACTAAATTCATCATCATCTAATTTCAAAAATTCTTGATCATCAGTACCTTTTCGATAAACTGATATCTTTTTTAATGGCGGAGAAAATTTCGTCCAAAATCTGTCAGCAACAATTTCTCTATCGGTTCTTATATCGACAGAAAAAGTTCCTGACGACCTAAACGGAGAATTTACAAGAACTGTTTTTGAATCAAGAACATCAGTTATTTTATATAAACCAACATTCGGACCAGAGTTAAAGAAAACAAAATACCCTATGACTCGTGAATCAAATACTGATGTCTGAGAAATAAATGTTTTTGGTAGTTGAACCGTTCCAGAAACGTTAAGAATATTGTTTGGATCATCTTCCCCGATACCTGACACGAATTCAATTAAACCACTATCCTGATCAAAATCGAAGTCGACACCGGGTATGATGGCAGATCCATCAATAGATATCTCTAAACCGTCACTAATTACCATCGTCTCAGAAAGTTTTACAGAAGATGATGGAGATGGTAGAACAAATTCCAGGTTTCTACGAGCACTGAACTTCAATTGTTTTTTGTCTAAATCTAAAAGATACCCGAATCCTTGAAGTAAAGGATTGGTTCCATCAGACAAATCACCAACCAACGTGCTACTACTGCCAGATGCCTGAGCTATAGATACTACTAAATCAGAATCAATAGTAGGAACCGTAGGAAGAACGACAAGTGGTGATTGCGATATACCATCGCTAACAACTTGTTCAGACACTTTATATATCTCGGTGAAATCAGATTTTATCGTAAAACCAGTTCCGTTAACGCCACTTCGAAAAACTTGTATGGATGCACCGTGCTCCATCTGTAAGAGTGTGTCTACATAAAAAAGAGTCGTGGATTGGAATTTTTTGGCGTCTTTTCGTGACATGTAGACTGACCCGGTAAAAGAGTCTACAACCACAAATCCTGATTTTGGTTTAGGAAAAGTTCCTAAAGATAAAGAGTTACCAACGACAACTTGAAAATAATACCGTCTAGTGTCTCCAATTGGAGTGAGAAAAAATGAAAATCTCGTAGCAGCTACAGACCCCCAAGAAGATGAATCCTTCGGGTCAAGTATCGGGTTGAAACCAGGATCGAGTAAACCGGCAAAATCATTAGAAGACCCAACAAGTACAGGCGTACTATTCGGAATTTGAATAGAAACGTCTACGGTTATGGTTCCAACAATCCCACGGTTTAATGAAACTCTCCCGATGATGACACCGTCGTAATATACCGGGCTGTTTGGGTATGCATCGATATCTTGAGGAGAGAATAGAACTCTTCCAGTATCAAGAGACAGTAAAACCGAACCAGGAGGTGGAGGAGAGAGAAGTGACTCCGTTGATACGAACAGAACGGACAAATAAGGTCTGTAACCGATACGAATTCTAGGAGTTTGTCCAGAACCAGGAATTGGGTTTAAAAATAAAAAGTGACCTTCGGACGATGAACTTGGAAGATTTCCGAATTGACCTTTCGTCTTCGACCGGTCAAAAAACCCCTGTCTTGTTAAACGAACTTTTTGACTTTTGTATGCAATGTTTTCAACATCAAGTGAATTGAAATTCAGTTCACCTTTATCGAGAGAAATTTCGACAGAACCGATAGGTGGGTTACCGAAGTCATCGGATTTACTTACAGTTATCACAGAAAACGTAACAAGCCTGACAGGGTACCCGATATAAATAGAGTATGGAGACTCAGGAGCAGTCGGATCCTGAATCGGAGCCATGAGTCTTCCAGTATTGCTGATTACCCCAATTTCCTCCGGAGCAGCTCCGGGCAGAGTATTCCATCGTCTTGAGTATGAGTCGTAATCGAATCTGTTGACAGTCCCGTTATTTCGACTCCAATCAAAAAATAACCCCGGGTCCCCGATATCGATGCCGGATGATCCAACAGGCTGACCACCGACAAACATTAGATAATCAGCTCTTCCAGGTGAAGAGTTTAAAGCATCAACACTCGAGATAACACTCCTAGGTGGATACGTAAAAGGATTGTTCCCGACTGCAATTCGGGTGCCCTCGAGAAGAAATCCTGAAGTGTCTAATGACATTATGTAACGGTACCTTCTCTATTAACTCGACGCTTGTTCTTTTTCCACGTATTTCTGACGCATATGAGACAATTTGTCCTATAAAAAGCTCTAGCTTACTTGCGCTATACCTATACCTGCACCAGGAAGAATATTTGGCGGACCAGCAATAACTACAATACCTAAAGCTGAAGCAATTGTAGCATCGAGTGCACTACCAATTGCTTGACCAAGAGATGGAATCATAGGACCGGACATTCCGGATGAAAGAAAAGCTCCTGTGAATATAAGTCCTCCAATTCCATGAGGAATACATTGAACTTTTCCGGTTCCAACTCCAACACCGACGTTATTAGTATTTATTGAAGCAATTGCCAATGAAGTGCATATTCCGAATGATATGGCATTAGCAGTAATAGGGCTGAATGGGCCACTAATCAAAAGACCTAAAAACATAGCAGACATGGTGCTAGACAACAAAGGCGGAGCTAACACAATACCAAACCCAAAACCGGTTCCTGTTCCTAAAGTTCCTACGTCAATGCTAATTGTGGAACATCCAGCTCCAGACATATATAACTCAAGACCATCAGCACATCCACCTGCCAACTGACTAGAACTTGAACCTGTAAGTCCATGCGAAGCGAAAAACGCTTGGAATATTGGAACTGTTGGTAAACCGAGAGCCATTATCTAAGAACCTTGATTTACCCAACTGATATCGTTGGTAATCCGAGAATTGGCAGACCAGTTATATAATCAAGATGAGGTCCAGGAGGTCCTGGGATTCCAGCCACAAGAAATCCGACCGGAACACCTCCGATTTTTGTGGTCGGAGACGTCAACGATATGTTCGAAGCTGCTGAAATAGCAACGGCCGCTCCAGAAGTCACGGAAACGGGGCCTCCGCCAGCAGTAAGGGACATAGCACCAGAACCGCAAAGGGCGCTCCAGCTACCAGTACCGACAAACGAAGACATATTCCCTGTGGCAACGGTTTTTGTCATATTTCCCGTGATAACCGTATCGGCCATAGAAGCACCGGAAACAAGAGTACGAGCAATGGAACCAGCAAGGACAGTAGTTGAGTCAACAGCTGTGAGTACCAAAGAGATTCTTCCGAGAGCAAAAAAATAGTTACAAACTTGAGCATAATGAGCTTGAGTTTTCCCTAAGACAGTTTCAGATCTGTCACCAGCACAGCTTAATGAGTAACCGCCAGGACCGGCATTATCCGTCATCTTCTGGCCCTTGTTTGACATTTCAGCGCCAGATTCACTGACAACAGAACCTGACGCTATCGCCATTTTGGTCCCATTAATTCTCTCAAGGGTGCTTCCACCCATGACCCCTGAGTACGCAAGACCAGTTATTGGATCACCGTGAACTATGTGTGTTACGCCACCGTGAAGTTCAATACGAACAGATTCACCGCCCTTGGCAGATTTATCGGTGACTGCAGGATCCGAAGCAAATCTCCCTATTTCTAATTCAAGACCACCTTCAAGCTTAAGGTCAACACTTTTGTGTTCATGGTTCGGAGACGCGCCAATAATGGCTTTCATCATTCCGACAACATTTAGATCTATAGATCTACCTACATCATCCGCTTCCCCGTGATGCGCCATCGGCACGTGGATCATGACGCGCCCTTCTTTAGTGACGCCAAATACATATTGATTACTAGTGGTTGGGTGTCTGATGGCAAATAAGCGAGCAAGACCAACGAAATCAACATCCTCGAGACGAGAAATTACGTCTAGAGGGTCAATTACTGGATTATCTGCAACCTTCTTGTCCTTCGAACTATTGAAGATTTTCATCCCCAAAATTCGCCCATACTGACTTCTACCAGATGCCGTATGGAAATCGTTACCTACAACAGTTCCTCGAACGTCTTCAATGAAGACTGGATAGGGTGGGTCAATCTGAAAACCATCAACTTCGTCCGTGACTTTCATCACGCCATCATCGATCATTCTCATTTCGAAACGGTCTTCGGTATATGAGACCGGTGTAACGTTAAAACCTTGCGTAGCAGAACCCTGAACTATATACGAAGCTCTCTGTCCGTCAGGATGAACTACATAGGGGTAGTTTAGTACGCCAGGAAGAGCATCACTCCCGCCAAAGAATTCCGAAACTAACTCAGGATTTGATTCAAGAAGTGCGAGAAGTTCAGGTGATGTACTAACGGAAAAATTAGGAGAACCATCGTTTTGAATTAATCCAAAGTTATGAAGTATGTTATAAGCAGGGTTTCTATCTAACGGATCTCCGTCCTCATCGACGCCATTTGCTTCTTTACCAGGGTTAATAATGGCATATGGTTTTCCAGTAACATGGTTTACCGGAAAAAGATCCGGAAGGAGATTAAGAGCTGATCTTTTGATTAAACCGCGCCGATAATACCCAGCCGCATTCGTAACAAATTCATTTCTGACATTTAGTATGGAAGTTTGATCAGAGTCCCTTAAACGGAATTCGTTACCTGCGCGGTTTGTTACGAATGCGTCCCGGTCAAGAATGAAATCGGATCCGGAACTTGATGAAGCAATGAAGTCTCCAGGATAACCTTTCCGGGCTTTAAGACGCGTTACCCCGAAGTTAGCATGTGGATCGTCTTCATACTCAGGAAAGTCTAAAAGAATTTCTGCCGCTTCATTTGGGTCTACGGATGAATATGGTTCATACTCACGAGCGGGGAAAATGCCGGATGTCAAAAACTCAATTATGTATGGGGTGTGATTCCCGCGATTATCAAATTTTTTCCAACCAATTATTACTTTTGTTCCTACTTCAGGAATAATGCCTGCCCAACTACGTGGACCAGAACCTCCTGGAGCAGGGAGGGGGATATCTTGCCGTTCCCCTCGCATCGAATCGAATGCGACAGAGCATACCATCGTTTCAGTATCAACATGGACTATTCTACCCGAGTGTAGGTATGCTTTCGCATCCTTTGCGTTGGTTCCTTGTGTTTTATAACCACCTACAGTATATGGGTCCGGTGATGTACGGATACCCTTCGGGGGCGGGGGTAAGTGACCTCTTCTTCCACCTTTTGCCATAAGTTACGTTACTTTATTAAAAGCATCATTTGATGCGGAAGATAACACATAATCATGAAACCAAAGTATAGTTTGGATGGAAGGTTTAAGATGCCAACAATTGTTCAAGTATGTACGCTCGCTGGAAAAATAATCGAAAAAGCGCGTTGGGAAGTTGAGTTTCCATCTGGCATTCAAGAGGGCCATACCGTAGCTGTAAACATTCCGTTCAACGATTCAGCCCTAAACGGATATTTGGCAAGGTCCAAGTCACCAAACTGTCTAGTAGACAAAGGACCGTCTGGCTACAGTGTTGGATTGACATTCCAAGTTAAACACATTAGCCACATGATCGATACATCAGTAAAAGAGGAAGTGGAAGCAACCTCTATGGCTACTGTTCAACCAGTGAACCGTCTCGTAGAAAATGTGATTTTGTATTTACTTGATGCTACAAAATGCGATCAAAAATTCGTTCAAGGAATTCGTGGAGAAATCAGGATTTCTTCAGAATAGTAATATTCGGAACGCCACTGGGGGTGGGAACAAAATCTGGCGGTGGTACCGGACCAACCATTCGGCCATCTAAAGGGAAATCTTGATCGTTCGAGATTATCACCGGAGCATTAAGGATAGCTGACCCAACCGTAACGCTTTTGAGGCGCGAGACGTCTTTTTGACTAATAATAGTAGGTAGAGGAAGAGGCTGCCCATGAGGTTGAGTTTGTGGTACTGGCGTAGTATTGATTTGCCCAGTGATTCTACCCTTGAAAGAGTCATTAGGATCTCCAAAGTGCAGGTCATTAATAACAACTTCAATTTTTTCTTTTCCAGATTTCCAAGCGTCCTTAAGATTACCTAGTGCCTTCTGGGTAGAACCGAAATTGAAGTTTGCCTTTTGCTTAATGGCTTCAATGGCATCTTTATCTCCTCGTGCTGCAGCCGCAAAAAGTGGACCAATAGGGTCACCAAACGCTGGATCGTCAGCAGCGAGTATGTTGTCCTCAGGGTTTCCAAAAAGTGGAGATCCTAGATTATTAGAAAATACAGATTGACGTATAACAGGGTCATTTTGAGTCGATCTTTCAATGGACCTGTTACCAACGGTGTAATTCTTTTCTCTCTGGACGTTGAACGAATACTTTCTAGTAAATTCAGACGATAAGAAATCATTAAGAGCATCGAAGAAAGAGTTACTACTTACACTTCCAGTAAAAACGGATTCTTTCGGGTTTATACCATGCGTCGTGAGGGATGATATCGTGTTAGGTAATGACGATATTCTTTGACGACGTGATTCATTTTGTGAATCAGTGAATTTCTTCATGTTAAGTTCGATTTCGGCTTTAGCTTCACTTATACTCATTGAAGATGGAGTCAAATCGGCTGATAGGTTTGTTATCTGGGTCTCACCGAAAGATTCTTTTAACGACAATTCTCCAATTTCGGCATCAGCACTGGCTTGTTTAGCAGAAATAACAGCATCTATTTCAGAGTTAATTCCTGTTATCTTCTCTTGACTCTCAGGGTTCACTTCACTGTTGAAAGTTTCTCTGATAGACCCGATCATGTCCTTACTGTTTACTATCTTTGTAATAAACTCCACCGGCAAAACACTCAACCAATCACCACGACTGAGTCCGCAACTGCACGGTTTATGAGCAGAGTCGAGACCGGGAAGGTCTATCGTAGGAGAGAGTTCACCGAGAGTCTTAGACTTTCGTAGGGAGTCAGCTTCTATGAAAACACTTTTCCCCGTATTTGAATTCATTAAGTTCGTGTATGTATTCTGAGAAGTTTGAACCACGTCCGTAGGACCGCCAGTAGCGTACCCCTTAAAACTCGCTCCAGTAACGTAATCATCAGGCTGCATTTTTTCGAATGAACTTGCATATGACACGACGTGTCCTGTAGCACTACCGATCACAGACGGGTCTGTCAAAAAACCACCCGACGGAGCAAATTGAAGATTAATTTCATTTGCAAGGTTTTGTGGGTCACCCGTGTTTATTTTAAGCTGGCCCCTATCGATGAAAGAACCTCGACCATATTTATAATGCCCTATGACTTCAAATCCAAATTCATCGGATACTGGCCTAATCATCATATTCAAAGATGCGAATCTTTGAGTATCTCCAAGGTTTTTCTTAACCAATAAGTTGTTTTCCTTCGCTTCATCGAGAATCTTTTTTGCTTCTCCTAGAGAATTTTTCTTCACCTCGATATCTGAAGCTGCATTGGAAACTTCAGTATCACTACCAACTGTGACTAACGAGTCTTTTTTATTTCGTGCCTTGATGAGTGCGTTAAAAGTCTTTGTAGACTTTATGAGTTCATTCGATGCTTCCTTAAATGACTTTGTAGCCGCGTCAACATCGTCCTGCGTTTTCTTTATGTCTGATTTCTTTTGAACTTCAAGAGTCTTCTTGTTAGCTTCGGATACAAAGCTTCCTCCTGAATTGGCAGGTTGCCATGTTACTGAGTCGATCGGAATGAGTTGAAAATCTTTAATTTGCCTCGAGACATCAAATGCATAATCATATGCACCAGCATTAGTCATACCAGCTTCATACCTATGAGCACGAAGACGATCAATTATGTCTTTTTTCTGTTCAGACTGAAGTTGTAAGAAAGTGGCGCGAGCTACTTCTTTTTGTTTATAATTAATACTTTGTTCAGTTGCATCTGACTGAGTTTGACTTTTCCTAGGCGTAGCACTACCCATTTTCTCAGCTATACTTTCGAGACTTTTTCCATCATATTTAGCCCTATAAACCATGACAACGTTCGGATATCCGAGCATTTTTCCAGTTTTTGGGTCTCTTAAAAAAACTGGGCTGCCTTCTTGCACACTCTGAGTTTGACCCGTTGTAGAACCAGGCCTGTCAGGAAATTCAACCGTATAAGTAGGAACTTTTCTTTTAGTTCCCGCTTCACCACTTCCTTTAGGCGGATTAGACTCTTTAACACCAGATTGTTTAATAGACCCGATGTTACTAGGTGCAATAAATTTAGATCTCTTCGCTGTTAGGTTTAACGTTGTTGTAGCCTGTCCACCGACTGAATACTGATGTGATATCCCTTGGATATAAAAGAAAGAGTCGTACTTTGGGAACCACATAGGGAAACCCATTCTGATTTCAGGACGCAAAGGAATCGTTACAGTTCCATTCTGTCTTTTCGAGTTTAATCGATCAAGGTAATCCATCATATGGAAAAACAGTTTTCGTGGATTACCGGACCACTCACATTGATAATCGTGTTTCCTCCATCCGTATCTACGTAAGAGGTGAAAGTCATAAACTCCGGAATTAGGTGATGTGATTGAGTCAGTAAGGCCCCAATCCATGACGCCGCCGAATGCGTTCCCAGACCCGGTTATGTGAGTAACGACCTCAGCTTCAGTGTCAGTAATACTGTCTTCTATTATTTCAAAATCCTGAACCCAAGATATTGGTTTATTTGGTAACACGTTCAAGTTATAAAATGGTGGTTTGAAAATTATGTCGCCAGTAGTGTCACAGTAAAATTCAAAGCCATTCTGTAAAGCACACGTGGTGGCAAGAGATAACTTACTTTGTTGTTCATTCTCGTTAAGCTGAAAATCGGCTGCCTTATCAAGTTCTTTTTTAACAGCAGCGATTTCATTCGGTTGAGGACGAAACATCGTTGTTGTTTGATTTACGAACGACCTTTCAAGATCATCTTTAAATATTAAAGCGGCTAACTGATTTTTTGAAGCTGTAGCGGCTTCTGAGCCGAAAGAATAAGCTTGTCCACTTGTTCCATATAAAACAAGTGAATTCCATATGTTGCTGAATTTAAGCTGCCAATATGCCATAATATTTTTGGCATATGAAGCTATGACTTGACCCTCAGGACCATGTTCCGGAAGAAAACTTTTGAATGATCCGGTCGTAACAGAAAAATCGCCCATGGCTTCTTGAGCCAACGAAATTATGATTGTGTAGGGGTTCATACCAGCGTACTGATTTCCCCAGAATTGGAAATTTCCTGCACTAGATCCGAATTTGTCGATGAAACCGGGGTTCGTCGTTGTCATCGTAATTTCCCACCATCTCAGTATATCTTTGCAAGAAATTGAGATGGTTGTAGTTCCTCCGGACCAACTTTTCGACACACTTGATACAAGACCCCAAAATATTCGATAATACTGAGGAAAACCTCCAACCAAGAAATACCCTTTAGAATAAATCTCAACTTCCATCATCGGTATGATGAGTAGTTGACCGTCAACATAAAAATCATTGACATCATTGTCTGGAATCGATAAATTGATGGTGGCAGAACCGGGAGCTCCTGAGTCAACAGCGGCATTTGTACTAATGCCGGTGACATAGTCATTTACAGATACTTGTCTAAGGCACTCTCCGCACCCAATAATTGATGTTTCTCCCTGGAAAGCGACATACACGTCCGGAGTTACAACTACGTACGGACGTTTGTTTGGACTGAACGTACCACGGAAAGCTGATTCTCTACTCATATTTCATCACTCAAACTGGGGTTAGATCCAACTGGGTATCAATAAATTGTTCAATATCAGTAGCATCAGTGTCCGATGTCACGCCAGTAGGAGCTTCACTTTGTAGAAAAGTCGGGTAGAAAGTCGGATCAGGTCCGGGCTCTTCACTAGGAACGGCACTACCTTCGTCTACGGCTTTCGAAATTGACAGTTTTCGTGGGAAAACACCGGAGTTAAAATTAACACCGGTCGTTTCGGCAACAACTTGATCATTGATTTCCGTCACTTCAAAATCGTACCTTGAAGTAAACTTCCATGAATATGATAAATTAAATGGCTTCTCTGCGTCATCTGAAACGGAGAAATCATCAAATGACCCGATATAAATGTGACTGTCATAGTAAATGAAAACACTCATACTAATAACAGGGATTCCCCAGTTATGTTGGTCGCCAGTAACTGCTTGCGTATATAAATGTCCGTTATTTCGGTACATCATTACAAGCGACATTAAATTGGCATACGACAAACTGTGGAGTCTGTGTATATGAGTTAATCCTCCACCCGTAGGACCGAACGCGTACTGCGCTGCAGTGACACCCTTACAACTAATGGTCAATGGTTTTTCTAACCACATGTGAGTTATCTGTCCGCGACGACCTTTAGGATAGTCTACTTGGTGTTCATAATTACGAGTAAACTCACTCGGGTTGATTAGCATCAACAAACTTGGTATTTTATTCGCTGAATCAATTTGATTCTTAAGTTCATTTAGTTGTTTATTAGCGGCATCTTGTCTTTTATCAGAAACAACTATGTTCCTACCTGTGATACTTAGCGTGTCTTCCGGATCTGTAGAATCGATGTTTCCGGACATCATTACGGAAGCATTTGGGTTACCCGACGGATCCTCAGAACTAGAAGCAGTAGAAATCGTTTCTGTCTTGGATCTAGAACCTGCAGGTTTAGCAACTGCCACGTCATGACCAACTACGGATTCCATGCGTGCTAATTGCGACAAAAACCCAGGACTTTTTGAGTGTTTCTGAAGCTTAATCAACATGTCATTAACAGTGATATCACCATCAGGATCTAAACTACCACTCTTAATACCTCGGTTCTGTGTCCATCTGTTATCTATGGTTTTCCCATCAGCTTCATATTTCTTGTATATGACCGCTTTCGGGTCACCTGCTTTTTTTACTTTAGAAGGGGCAAAATTAGCAAGTTTAACTTGAGCTGCGTTTTCATAAGGTCCCCTAAAAGAGTGTTTAAGAAATTTTTCAACGTAAGGAAGTTGTTGCTCAGCCGTTAGTTTATTGTAGTTATTCTCCCAAAAATCCAAGTCCATTCCAGAGGATACCATGGC